GATGTCGTCGCGGGTCAGGGCCCTGCCCTCTATGCCGACCCGGAGTTGTTCGACGATGACCGTGGACCGGTCGAGTTCCGGGCGCTTGAGCTGGATGCGGACATTCAGGTCGTCGTAGCCGTTCGCTGTCAGGATCGGCTGTAGGAACGCCTCATACTGCTCCTCGATCCACGCCTGCGTGCCACCGATGAAGTTGTTCCAGACCCGCATGGCGCCGCTATCCGAGGCCCCGATCACAGTGCCGGCGCCAGACCGGAGGACGGTTGTCGGGTTGAAGTAGAACTCAAGCCAGTCCCGGAGCTGTTCCAGCCGATCCTTCGCGGTCTGGCTCTCCCGGATCTTGACGTCAGGGAACGCCACGCCGGGCGGGATGACGAACCCGGTGTCCTTGCCCCAGGTGCGGACGAAGTTGTCGCCCCACTTTTTGAGGTCCGCCGTGATCGTCTCGGTGATCTGGGGGAAGATGAGTGGGGCGCCGACCCGATGCACCTGCTGGTCGGCGGCCTTGTTCGCGTGGTCGATGGCGCCGATGACGTGGTAGGCCGGGAGACAGTAGGCCCTGCCGGCGGGGAACGGGGTGCTCGGGTCGCGGATGATCGTGAAGTTCTTGAGCTCGTGCAGGGCGAGCGTGTCGTCGAGGGTCTGGAAGACCCTAACTCGCTTCTCCTTCACGTCCCAGACGACCCCCGGCATCAGCGGGTTCGGGGGGGCCTGGAACATGCCGAGGGTCCTCGGAGGCTGTCGGAACGTGATCGCCGGCAGATCCCGGATCTCGTCGATCTCGTATCGCCCGTTCCTGAAGACATACCCGACGCTTTTGACGCTGCAGCCGTGGCTCATGGTGTCGATCCACGACGCCTTCATGCTCGGGTAGATCCCGACGCTCTCGGCGGTCCGGGCGATCCATCGCGAGAGGTCGTCGACGCGCTCCCGGTCGCGGTCCTCGACGTAGATGTCCGGCGCCCCGGGAAAGACCTGCGGGAGGAGGTTGACGATCTGCGTAGCGAGGTGGATGTTCTGCTCGAAGTAGTTCCGGGCCGTCTCCGGTGTGATCTTCGGAGCGGTGTAGGCGTTCTCGCTCGACTGGAACGAGACCTCGCCTTCTGCCTTTGTGCCGCGCGTAACGCGGGTTTCTTTCGGGGTTAGTTCTTCTACCATGTTAGCCTCCGATTATACAGATGAAGACGGCGAACGCGAGGAGGGCGCCGAACGCCAGCGATAGCCAGGCGGCGAGACTCATCGGGCGCCTCCGAACGAAAGCCATTCTTTGGGGACCGTCACGGGTCCGCGACCCGATGAGAGTTCAGTGATCGCCCACACGAGGGCGTCCATGCGGTCCGGCGATTCGTCGCCCGAGACCCACTCGCACATCTGGTCTTCGAGTTCGGGAAACGCGCCGACGTGGTGCACCTCGCCCTTCTCGTAGAGCGCGGCGATGGGTTCTGCTCGAACATATTTTCCTCGACTGGCAGTCACCTTCTTAAACGGGAGCGTCTTGCTGACTGTTCGGAGGTTGACCTCGACGAGGTCGCCGCCGTTGTTGGTCTCCCCGATGACGCGGTCGGCGCCGTGCTTGTCGACCGCCCACGCGACGCGCTTGGCCCAATCGAGCGGGGTGCCTCGGACGGAGTGATCGCCGAGGACGTAGAGGTGCCCGGCGGCGTCTTTGCCGACGACGACGATCCCCGTCTCGTCACTCGTCTCGCTCCCAGTGACGGCGGGGTCCACGCCGACGACGATCCGCACGAGGTTTGGGAGCGTGCCCGTGTGCCGGTGCTCGTCGATCATGCTCCGCTTCCAGAGCGCCCCCTCCGGGTCGTCAAGCCATTCGCCCTCACGGAACCGGCGGCGTTTGCGTTCGGGGAGAGAGGCGAGCGTGTCCTCGATATACCCTTCAGGGAGGTTCTCACGGTTGTCCATCGGGTTCATGTTGAGGACGGCGTAGCGTTCTGGGTTCGGGACGGCGACGCGGGTCTCCGGGTCGATATGCTCCAGGAAGAGTTTGTGCAGCCAGTGGCTCTTTGTCGGCGGGTTGCAGTCCACGTATGCCCGGTTGACGAGACAGGTCTTCTGCGCGAGGCGGGTCTGTGCCGTGGTGTATGCGTGGTAGGAGATTTGGGAGGACTCGTTGTAGTAGATCGTCGAATACTCCATGCCGAGGATCTTCTCGACCCGCTCATCGTCGTCGAGCCCGCCGAGCCATATCTCGGAGCCGTTGGGGAGTGTGAAGAACCAGTCTGTCTTGTCGAGCGTGTAGGGGGTGCCGATGAGCTTCAGGACCTTCGGCATCGTGTCCCGCCCGACCGCGTTTTTCACGTCGCGGAAGTGGTACCGGAGGATCGCGTGTCGGGAGCCCGGGGCTTTGAGCGCCCGGACTACGATAGAGTAGCAGGCAATGAAGGTCTTACCGCTCCGGGAGCCGCCGGAGAGGAGGATGGAGCGGATCTCCGGGTCCGTCATGAGGGCGATGGCCTGCCGCTGTTTGGCGGTTTTTTTGATGCCGGTCACAGATCTTCGTCCTCCTTGTCGAAGTGGATATCCACGAGGCCCTGGACATCGACCTTCGCGGCAGCGTCTATCCCGAGGAGTTTCGCGCGGCGTTCCATGATGCGGAGACAGCGGTCAATCCCGGCGAGGTCGTTGCCGTCGCTGATGGCGCGGTAGGCGATGAGGTAGAGCTCGTCGAGCCGATGGAGTTCGAGGTCGCGGACGTGCACGGCCTCCTCCCGGCATTTGTCGGCGAGGTTTTCTAATTCTGATAAGACATAGCGGCAGGCGGTGTTCCGGGCGCACCCTAACTTCTCGCCGATCTGGGTGTAGTTCAACCCTCGCTTCCTGAGTTCAAGCGCCTTGAGGGTCTTCTCGGTGGTGCGGATGCGGCGGACGGAGCTCTTCGCGGCCGCACCGACGTTCGTCCGGGCCATCAGTCGATCACCTCCCCGGCGATCTTCTCCATCGTCACCTCTTGAGGGAGTCCGCGAGGTGGCCCGCCTGCTCGACGATGGCGCCGAACTCATCTTCCGTGATCGCGTCGTCCTCCCAGGCGTCGCGGATGGTCGTGAGGAGATCGACCGTCTCGTCGAAGGCCGTCTTAACCCTGCGGTAGACGAGGCTCCCTGTGAAATACCCGATCGCGAGCGTCACGAGCGGTGCGGCGATCGGGGCGAGGTCGGGGAGGTCCTCGATCACACCTCCCCCCTCCCGGAACCGACGACCTGCCCGTCCTTGACGAGGTAGTAGCCGCCAGGATACCGGAGCGTGTAGGAGGTCTGCCCGGCGGCTTCGTAGTCGCTGATCTGTTGTTCGAGCACCGCCCGATCCTGCGGAGTGTGGCCGCCGAGGATGAAGGCGCGGACGGTCGGCGAGAGCGCGCGGGGCCGGGGTGCGGCAGGGGTGCCGGGATCGCGCGGGGCGAGAGGATCGGGAGGCGATGCAGGGGAGAAAAGTGCGCGGATCGCGTTGAGGACCGCGATCAGGAATGTTGCCAGTCTTGACATGTCGGAGCCTCCGAAATGGCTTTGGGAGTATATGGGCGCCCGGAATAGATAAAGATATCTGTTTTTAGTGGTTTTAGTAATAATACTACTTTATACGGAGGAGGTCGCGGATAACCTCGGAGTATGACCGCCTGCCGTATGTGACTTTGAGTGCGGCGAGGCGGGCGACGACATCCCGGTCGAGTTTCACCGTGACGAGGTTGCCCTCCCGAGGTGTAGCAGTCACGGCGACCGCCTCCAGTCGAGGTTAGAGGCTGAGGTGCCGTCGGTCGTGGTCGCAGGCGGGTGCTAGTCCGGGCCGGCCTGCTCCAGCGCCGCCTCGTGCAGGTTCTGAACCTCGCTCAGCAGCGCGAGGAGGTCCTCCCATCGGAGCACGGCCAGGGCGTCCTCTCGGTTTCGGCGGAACACCAGGAGAGGGGTGAGACCCTCTGCTGCCGCGTTCCGGGCGCATTGTTTCCACCACTCCGGCAAGGCGATCCGTTCCTGCGCTTTACACTCGACGCCGAAGGGGAAGATGGTTCGGGCCGCCGGCGAGAGGTAGAGGTCGCAACCAGACTGCCCCATCGCCGTCGACAAGATGTCGCCCGGGTCGATACCGAGGCGGTCGACCAGGTCCTGCCGGACTCTGTTCTGGAAGGCTTTCCCTTTCTGTTTGCGAGATTTCGGCGTTGTTGCTACCATCAAGGTCGCCTCCTGTTGATTTTTTCAAGCGGGCTTCCGCCGAGATAGTAGTGCGTCCTCCGATGGCAGTTGATACAGAGGACCTCTAAGTTATCTGGGGCGTTGTTTGCGCGGTCGCGGTCCTTGTGATGGATCTCGACGGGTACATCTGAACGCCCGCATCGTTCGCACACTTTCGGCTTACCAAGGTCGTCGAGCATTATCGCCCGGTAAACTGCCCGCCCGTCTTTCCATGCGGGGTGATTCTCCCGTAAATTGTTTCGTCGCTTTAATTCTGCCAAACACTCAGAAGAGCAGGTCTGTTTTCGATCTCCATGCTTCCTCGGGAATTCTGCCCCGCAGATACTACATACCCCTACAGGCAATTTACTCTGTAAGAGGTTTGCTTCCTGTAGGCTCCGAATTGCTACATTGTTGTGGATTAAACGCCTTTGAACGGTTTTGAAATCCACCTGATAACTCCGAGCAATCGAGTATGTCGATTCTCCCCTACGATACCTTGCGACGATATCGCGATCGTCAAGGTGATCGCTCGCTCTCTTGGTGAAGTATCCTCGTGCCTTGCGGGAGGCGGGGGTAGAGGCCACCACTCAGACCGCCCCCTGCAGCCTTATGAGTTTATGAGTTCTCTGAGTTTGTTTCCAGTCCCTTCTTGTACATGTTTTCACTCTAGTACTGTACTGTTTTTCTTCACACGTTAGGGCTGGGGGAAACTCATAAAACTCATACCCCGTATTCAATCTCCCAGGAAAACACGCAAAACCCTTATCGGGGCGCGGAGAAGCCTCAAGAAACTCATGAGTTTCATCTACGCCACCCTTTTTTATGAGTTTTATGAGTTTGTTTCCCGTCGAAACGTCATGAGTTTTATGAGTTTTATGAGTTTCTTTCCCGGTCGAAATTATCGCGCAACCCTCTCGAATGAGTTTATGAGTTTTATGAGTTTCTTTCCCGGTCAAAAATTTTATGAGTTTTATGAGTTTTATGAGTTTCTTTCCCAGTCGAATCGTCTGTGTCATGCTCACGGTACCTCCTTGTCTATGAGTTTCGGATCGGTCTCTTTCGTCTGCACAATGACCCACTGTACGGCCCTGTTGACTGTCTGTCCGCGTGCGATCATCAGGCCCGAGGGGAACCGGCGGCGGTCCTGCCGGGCGAGCGCCCGCCCGAGAGTATGGGAGAACGACCGGCGCGGGTCACTGAACGCGGCCCCGAGATCGTCCGGCAGGCAGTCCGTGATCCTGATTTTGAACGCGGTCACCTCCTTGACCTCGCGATCCAGGCGGGCCTTTAATTCAGCAACCGTCCAGGGGGTCGACCCGAACGAGTCATAGATCGCCGACAGGAACGCTTCCCACTGTCGGAGTTCCACGTCAGCCTCCAGGTAAGTCTCCATCGCGTTCGCCATGAACTCGGTTGCGCCGGCGAATTCCAGGACCCCGCCGACAATCCGGCGCCAATCCTCGAACCCTCCGAGCGGAGGCATCTTTTCAGGGTCCGGACACCCGGCCCGAATCCATGCTCGGCCGAGGGTCAACGCCGCCGCCACAATGCGGCCCCGGTGCGCCTTCACCCAGCCGATCAGATCAGGGTGCTGGAAATCCTCCCGGAGCCATGGCATAGCCTGCTCCGCATCCATGCGGGAGAGATAGAGGCGGCGGGCAAGGTCGCCCCCAATCTGCACGTTGTTCCCGTTCGCCATCCAGACGGTCCGCTGCGGGACCCAGATGTCCTCAGACTTCCCGAGCACCCGGCCTTTCCACTCCCACGCCGTCAGGAGCGCCGCCAATACGTCCGACCGGAAGTCCCCTTCCAGGTTATCCCAGATGTGCGCCGGAGCCCCGGACACCAGGGTAGACAGGGCACGCTTCTCCCATTCTTCGGGTGACTTCGGAGTCACACTCGCCGGCGGGGTCTCTCCAGTGATCGCAGTATACGTCGCTCCTTGTGCGAGCGATGCCCCGGTGCCGGCCTGCGGTTTCACCAGCATCCAGCATGGCACCGGACCGGCGATAATCGGCCGGAAAATGCCCGTCAGGATAGCCCCGACCGCGTTCCAGTGGCTCGCCGGGTCTACCCAGGGGAAGTCGCAGTGCACTTCCAGGAGCACCTCCTTCGCGGCCTCCACCTCTTCCTTCGTCGGGTCCTCCGGCACCGGGGGCAACACGAACCCCTCTTCCGGCGCGAGATACGTCCTGGTCATCGGATCATATCCTTCCACAGCAACGATCGTCCCGTCCAGGTGCAGGATCGGACTCTTCGCGATCCCGTGCAGGGGCGGTAGCGGCCAATCAGTATCCGGCCGATTCAGCACGTCGCGCACAATCGAGATCGGCGGATACTCCGGTCGTTCCCGGGGGACTCCATCCTTGCCGACCTTGACGGAGAGCCAGACGGCCACGCGGTCCATGACCCCCCGGAGCCCGTGCTCGGTCAGCGGACGGATCGTCGGCCGACCATACTCGTCCCGCTCCACGCGCACCGGCCCGGCTGCTCGT